GGCGCTGATGATGTTGAGCACGGCGCTGCCGGCCAGGTTGGCAAAGCCGTCCACAGAGGCGCCGAGCTGGGTGAGCGTGGCCTGCGTCTTGGTGATGGCGTCCACCGTGCTGGTGAGCTGTTCCAGCGTGGGCGCGTCGCCCAGGCTGTTGAGCATCTGGGTGGCCCAGTCAGGCAGGCCAATGCCGTCGATGGCCTTGCGCACGTCTTGCGAGATGGCGGCGAGGTATTCGGCGCTGCCGGCGCTGCCGTCGCTGAAGGTGCGAAACGAGGTGCCGCCGGCCTGCCAGTCGGTGATGACGCCCTGCAGGTTGCGGATGAACAGGCTGCCCCAGGCGCCGTCCTTGGACGAATCATCGGCAAAGCTGGCGGCGGCCTGGTAGCCCGCGGCCTTGCCGAAGGTGATGGCGGTGGCGTCCAGGATGCCGACGATGCTCTGCACCAGGGCGGTGGTCATCTGCTCGGTCTGGCCGCTGTAGGCAATGCCGGTGAAGCCGCTGTTGAACAAGGCGCCCGCGCTGGCCTGCTGCACGCCTGTGGCGGCGCTGTAAAAACTGCCGGCGCCCGTGTGCGGGGTGCCGGATTTGTCGAGCGCCTTGGCGATGGCGTAGACAGCCGTGACGGCGGCCAGGTACGGCGCGGCGGTCATCAGGCCGGACATCACGGCGCCCATGCCTTCGGCGGCGGCGGTGCCGAAGGCGGCGTTGGTGGCCAGCAGGCCGTCGATGCCGGTGCCGGTGAGGTTGGCATAGGCGGTGCCGGCGAAGTTGCCCAGGCTGGTGCCGCCGGACAGCAGGCCGGCCAGGTTGCCGGCGCCGGAGAGCACGCTGGAGCCGCTGCCGGTGGCGGCGCTGGCGGCCGTGGCCAGGCCGCTGCCCAGGATGGAGGCGCCGATCTTGACGATGAAGGGCCGGATCGTCATCTGGTACAGCACGTCCAGGATGCTGGCCTTGAGGGTCTGGCCCAGGCGCTTGAAGGCGCTGGAGCCGCTTTCCCAGACGTTCGTCCAGGCGTCGTGCGCGGTGCTGTCGATGCTGGCGAACACGCTGGCCCAGCCGCTGGTTTCTTTCTCGCGCAGGTCTTTGGTGTTAATGACGCCGATCAGGCGCTCGCGGGCCTCGATCTCTTTTTGCACGTTGTCGTAGGCAGTCGAGCCGACGATCAGCACGGCCTGCTGCTCCTTGAGGCGGGCGATGGTGACCTGCTCGATGGCTTGCGCCAGGCTGATGTTCTGCTGCTGCGCCAGGTCGGCGGCGGCAGATTCGTCCTGCAGGCCCTGGATGCGGTCGTTGACGGACTTGAGGGATTGCGCGGCGGCGGCCTCCTGGGCGCGCAGCCACTCCTGGATGCCGGCTTCTTCTTTCAGGCGGGCGGTCTGGCGCTCTTCGGCCAGCTTTTGCGCGGCCTCGATTTCCTTGGCAGCGGCGCGGGCAGCCTCCACCATGTAGGGCTGCATGGCCACGTACTGCTGCACGGCCTTGGTGTAGTCGGCCCAGCTCAGACGGCCGGATTTCAGGGCGGCGGTGAGCAGGTTGATGTTCTTGGCATAGTCGGCATCGGTGCCGCTGGCCTTGCCCTGGATCTTGTCGAGCAGCTTCTGGAATTCGTCGGCGGTGGTCTTGGCGGTGTCACCGAGCTTCTTGACGACAGGGGCGGCGGCCTGGTATTGCCGCATCAACGCGGCAAATGACTCATCAAACCCGGTTGGAAGTTGCGGACCAACAAAGGAAGGCATCTTTCCCAAGCCCAGAATACGCTGTTCAAGCGCGGCAAGTTCTTCGCGGGCGCGCTCGCCGTCTTCCTTGACGGCGGTGCTGATGGCTTTGAAGCCTTTGATGTCAAGCGTGGCCAGGGCGACGGATTGCGCGGCGATGGCGCCGATCTCGCGGCCAATGCCCTGCAGTACAAAAGACACGTTGGCGCCCAGCAAGGCGACGGCTTCAAGGGCTGTTTTCAGGCCGGTGCCAAGGATTTGCGCCAGGCTGTTGCTGCCATCCTTGCTTTCGAGGAACACGCGCGCCAACTCGTTGAGCGTGGGCAGCACCTGCCCGGCCATGGTGGTGGCAAAGGCCTGGCCGGAGAGGCTGATTTTCTTGAGGTTGTCGTTGAACTCGGCCGCGTTGGCGGCCAGGTCGCCACTGAACACTACGCCCAGGCGCTCGGCCTCAGTGCGCAGGTCGGCGATGCCGCTGGCGCCCTTGTTCAGCAGCGGGATCATGTCGGCGCCGGCCTTGCCGAACAATTCAACGGCAAGGGCTGCTTTTTCGGGGCCGTCGCGGAAGGATGCGAATTTGCTGGCGATGTCACCCAGCACGGCGTCGCTGCCGCGCAGGCTGCCGTCGAGGTTCTTGAAGGCCACGCCGATAGCCTGGAAGGCGGCTGCCTGCTCTTTGCCACCGCCGGCGGCGGCGGCCATGTTGAGGCTGAGCTTGCGCACGCCGGTGGCCAGCGCCTCGATCGGGGTGCCGACCACCTCGCCGGCGTAGCGCAGGGCGGAGAGGCTTTCGGTGGCAATGCCGGTTTTCTCGCTCAGGTCGTCGAGCATGTCGAGCATGTCGACCGCGCCCTTGAGCGCCGAGACGCTGATGGCGCCGGCGGCCACGCCGCCCAGCACGCCGAAGGCGGCGCCCAGGGCGCCCACGCCGCCGGCGGCGGCCCTGGCTTCGTCGGCCAGGCCGCTGAGCTTGCTCTTGGCCGTGCTGAAGGCGTTGCCGGTGCGGTCTTCGGCCGTGAGGATGATCTTGGTTTCGTTGCCGGTGGCCATCAGGCGGGTGCTCCTGCGTTGTGGCGATCAGGGCTCGCGTTGCTCGGCCCATGCGGCCAGCGTGGCGGCTTCACAGGCCTGGATGCCGGCAAAGGCGCTGCGCAGATCGTCGCCCTCCAGCCCTTGCAGGTCCAGGTAGGCGCGCACGCCGGCGTAGTCGAGACCCGTGGCGCCGGCCATGCCGGTGCGCCATTGGGTGCGCACGCCCTGCCAGCATTGCCAGGCCTGCACGTTGCACGGCCAGAGGTAGAGGGTGCGAACGGGCTCGACCACAGCGCCGCCCAGCAGGCCGGCGCCGGCCAGGGCGTGCGCGAGTGGACTGTTGGGGTCGGGCGGCGGGTCATGGCGTGGGGTGCTCTGGCTGGCGAGGGCTCGGGCCAGAGCCTCTAGTTTTTTTCCTTTACCGAGACCTCGACGCCGTAGCTCTTGAACATCAGCGAGGCCAGGCCGGGCACTTTGCACAGGCGGCGCAGGGCGTCGAGGCTGAAGTCGACCGGCGCGCCGTTGCCGTCGCGCACGCCGTCCCAGCCGGTGACCACGCCGCAGAGGAAGTCGCTGAAGGTGACGCTGGTCTCTTGCGCCAGCGCGTCCTTGTATTCGTCCACGTCCAGGCGGTGGGCGATGAGGTCGAAGCTGGCGGGCTTTTCGACGCCGGCGCCGTCTTTGGTGGTGAAGCGCACGGTGAATCGCACCGTGTCGCTGATTTCGATGTTGAAGGCCATGGTTTCCCCCGATGATTGAAAAAACGCCCCGATAAAGGGGCGCAGCGGGCAGACTCGGGGGAGGATCTGACGGACGGCCGAAGCCGCCCCGCTGCGCCTATCTCATGCCGGCCCCGCTCAGGCGCCGTAGCCGACCATGCGGCCGTCCAGGCTGATGGCAGCCTTGACCTTGAGGGCGTTGCCCTTGCTGATCTCGACCATCTCGCTGGCGATCAGGTTGCCGTAGCCGTAGAGGCGGCCGCCGCCGGGCACGACGATCTTGATGGCCACCTTGGTGAAGGTGCGCGTCAGCGCCAGCATGGCCTGCCAGGTGGCGTTGGTGGCGTCGTAACCGAGGCCGATGTCGATGCTCATGGCCTCGAAGCCGATGGGCGTCTTGATGTCGTTGCGCCGGCCCAGGGGTGAGACGGTGCCGTACTTGGGGCCACCGCCGGTGGAGCTGATGTCGAGGATCTGCGGCACCTCCACCCAGCTGCTGACTTTTTGCGTGGTGCCGGTGCCGGTGCCCGCGGGGTAGTAGGTGGTGGAGCTGGCGTCCAGGCCGGTGATGTTGAAGGTGTCGGCCGTCTGGCTGTCAACTTCCCAGATGGTGTCGGCGGCGTCTTCCCAGCCCGAATTGAACAGGATGGGGTCGAGGTCGCTGTAGCCGTGGGCCGTGCTGGTGGCGACGGCCGGCGATTCGTTGGTGACGGCGCTAACCGTCTTGGCAGCTGCGAAGGTGGAGCTGTAGTAAATCTTGCTGCCTTCGGGGTAGTAGTAGGCCATGGTGTGTGTCCTCGGGTTGCTTGTGGTGGGTTGCGGGGTTACGCGGCGGCATCGGGCAGGCCCGACACGGTGTGATAGGTGGCCTGCCAGCTTTGGCGGACTTCGGCGATGATTTCTTTGCCCGAGCCGCTCACGGTGGGGTCGGTGGACTGCAGCAGGATGGGCGCTTTGGCCAGGCCGCCCAGGCGGGCGGTGGTTTCGCTGGCGTACAGGGCCGCCTCGGCCTGCCCGGCCAGGGCGCGCGACGATGCGGCGGCGCCGGCGCCGGTGGTGACGGCAATCACATCGAACGCCAGCACGCGGCTTTGGCCGAAGGGGAAGCCCAGGCCCAGCGCCTCGATCTGCTCGGGGCCGCAGGTGATGACCAGGGCGGGCAACATGGCGGCGGTGAGCTCGTCGGGGTGGTCCACATACACACGCGCGCCCGCGGCGGTGCCGGCGGCCACCAGGGTGGCGGCGACGGCGGCGAGGATTTGCTGGGTGATGTGGGCGGCCATGGTGCTAGACCTCGCGCAGGGTGAGGGTGGTCAGGCCCATGCCGTCGGGCCGGGCGCTGGCGACGCTGTAGGCGATGCCCGCCACCGTGATGCCGCTGTCCCAGGTCAGATCGGCCACGTCAGCGGTTTTGCACTGCGCCTGTGGCGATGTGTCGCCCACCAGGCCGCCCAGCTGCATGCCGTAGGCCGAATCGAAGATCACGTCAAATTCAACGATTTGTCCGTGCGCGGTGTAGGCGCTGGCGGCTGCGTTGCTGACGTGCTTGAACACCGCCTGATTGAGGCGGGTTTCAAGGGCTGCGAAGGGCTGCGGCATGGCGGGTGGCGGCGTAGGTGCGGCGCATCAGGGCTTATCAGGCCTTGGTGCCAGGTGCGCCGGTGAGGTACACGTCAAAGGAGGTGACGCCGTTGCCGGCTGCCTCCCAGGCGCAGGCGGCGGCGCCGCTGATGTCGCCCGTGGCCGGGGTGGCCGCGTTGTCGTCAAACTTGCCGGCGGACACGTCCCAGACGAGGGATTCGCCCTGCGCGATGACGGCGGCGGAGACCTTGGGCACGGTGAACACGCCGCGCGTGGCGACGCTGCCGGTGGCGCCGTTGGCGATGTCGTTGATGGCGACGCCGATGATGTTGCCGATGACAACAACGTCGCCCGCGGAGATGTTGGCGCCTGCGGTGTAGTCGATCACGTCGCCGCGCTGGACGCCGGTGATGGTGCCTGCAGCGCCGGCCATGGCGATGCCCATGGCGATGTCGGGCGTGATCAGTGATGCCACGTCAAAGCCGACGGCTTGCGCGGAAAACGAGACGGCAGCCAACAAGGCGACGCCGATCAGGGCCAGGAGAGATTTTTTCATTTCGGGTTTCCTCGGGTGGTTGGGTTGTTTGCTGCCCGGCGCGTTTCGGCGCCGGGGGTGGGCTATCAGGCCGTGGCCTTCAGCAGGCCGCGGTAGTCCACGGCCTTGGCGGCGAAGTCGAGGCGGCACTTGTAGGACACGCCATCGGTTTCAAAGCCGACCTCGGACTCGATCCCCGGGCCTTCGGCGCCGTCGAGGTAGCAGAACTCGACCGTATCGAC